CATGACGATATCGGCCTGTCCCAGGTGCGGTAAGGTAAAACATCAAGGCAAATGCACCTTTACAACCGGGAAAAAGTCCATTGTTGAAACCCTTTCAGATGATATGAAAACAGTCAAGGAAAAGGTAAAATAATGACTGAATACTATTCGCGGTTTATCGAAGGCGTTATCGTCGGTGGCGCATTTATGATCTGCATCATCTGGTTAAGAGACTATATCACAGACAGGATTGCACCATGAAAGTGGAACTGATCTGTAAAGAATGCGGCGGTGACTGTTGCAGGCAGCCCTGGATGACTGTTGAAGAATATGTAAAACTAGCACTCGCTATCGGAAACGATAAGGTACAGGAGTCCGGCCCCGTGTTAATCCTCGGCGGCTGGCAGTTTTCAACGGAAACATGTCCGGGCCTTACCGATACGGGGTGCATCCTCGATTACCCCGACAGGCCGGAAGCATGCCGGATATACCCATTCGTCAAAGTGCCTACAATCAACGGGGATCAACTATTCCTCGATACCTCGCGCTGTAAAAGATGGGATCTGTTCGGGCATTTCTACGATAAAGCAAAGGAGGAAATCAATTCATGCCAAAAGGGATAAGGAAGAATAGTGAACCAGGACCGGAAGTATACCAGCCTATGGCGGTGGAACCCCCGACAATGGAAGAGCAGGTAAAAGCACTTGAGTTAAGGATAACAGAACTTGAAAAGATGGTAACGGGACATCACAGGTATCACTTCGGGAAACCATGACATCCGGAAAACCCATCACACCGGCACAGGAGAGGTATATCAGGGAAAATATGCACCAATTCCCCAGTGAACTGGCATACCGGGCCAGTATCCTTTTTTCAAACCCCATCACGGCAAGGGGTGTCCGGAACCTGTTGAAACGGATCAGGGCAGAATGACTTTTTTTATCCGCCCGGATTATTACCGTCATGCATAAATGTAAATATAGGTTATAACTCGCAGTAATTTCTTATGCCTGACAAGGGCAGCAATTCTATCCCTGATACAACACACCAGGCCGAAGGTCCGCAAGTGCCGGCGGCGACTATACCACATATCAGGGCGCTTGCACAGCCATTTAGGAAAAGTCAGTTAATCCAGAACGAAGACGGGAGCCTGTTGATCAAGGGTGTCCCGATGCTTGCATCTGGCACATGGACGGATTCCACAGTTCAGACCGCGCTCTACTATCCCGAAAAGACGTTGAAGGAATTTGCCACCAACTGGACAGATACCACCGGATGGTCTAGACATCTCGGAGGGGCGCCCCGCGACATAACAGACAAGGTGGCAGAGGCAACGAACTTACGGTTTGAGAACGGGGCGGTGGTTTCTGATGTCCTCGTATACGGGGCAACCCAGAAAAGCAGGGATTTACAGGAACTCGTCCGAAGGAAACTCATCAATTTTGTTTCAGTTGAGCATACCGGGGAGGAAAAATACAACGTTGAAACCCGGCAGATGGAAGCGGCAACCCTGAATTTTCACGGATTCGCATTCGTGAACCGGGGTGCCTGCAAAGTCTGCCGGATTAATGAAACGCCATCCCCGGAGCCTGTTATAGAACAGGATGCCTGCGAATTTACGGAACGTGAGTCCGGGCCAACGGAACAAACCACAGAACCATACCGGGAGGAATCATCCCCGGAACAGGAGCCTGGAAACATGGCAGACTTCGACAAGGACGCATTCAAAGCGGATCTCATCAAGGAACTTTCCGCGATTATCAAGCCAGCAGAGCCGGCAAAGGCAGAGATACCGAAAGAACTTTCGGACTCTATCACGGCACTTGCAGCACGTATTGAAAAGATCGAACAGACCCCCGCACCATCACCCGTAGTTACAACTGTCAAAGAACTCGGAGAGGTTGAGGTTGTCGCGTTCGTGAACAAAGCAGAAGGGACAGTCAGGGGGGCATAAATATGGCTGACACTACACCAGCAGCATTCGATCCAAAACCAAAACATCTCGGAACCTGTATCACCTGTATCGCAGGCGGCACAATTCTCGCAGGTTCCGTTGTGGGACCGGCAGCAACCGGGGTATCCAATACCGTTATCGTATCAGATACGGACACATCCGCCGGGGTATTCGGCGTGGCAATGGAGTCAGCAGCCACCGGGGACTACTTTGCAGTCATGGGTGTCGGGACTGTATGCCTTGTCTGTGAGGGCAAGGGGTCCGGTATTGATGCAGGTGACTTCTTGCAGACCTGCGATATCGGCGGGTGCGTCAAAACATTCACAGTTGCAGCAGCCGGTGAAGCCGTGGGGATTGCACTTGAGGACATCGCCGCAAATGGTACAGGATACGCTATGATCTCACCGTTTGCATTCGGTAAGGGGGCATAATTACCATGACTTCATTCGTTCATACCCGTAGGCTTGCAGACTATCTTGAAATGGCACACATGGGACCATCCGAGTTCAAACGCGCAGTGGATACCCGAGTGCCGCGATCACTTGCATACCTGGACCCCGATACCGGGAAGATTGAGAATGCGAGGGAACTCCTGCACATCGAGGGACTTGAGGCCACAAACCTTATTCCCGCCGAGGTTTACGCCACGGTCATTGAAGGATCGGAACCCGCAAAGTGCATGAGGAACGTGCTTCCGATCTACCGGATGCCAGGACCCGTCATGACGATCCCCTATGGGGAAACTGGTAGCTATGCACCCATTGTTGGTGAGGGCGCAGAAGTGCCGGTATCAACAGAAACGCTAAGTGTTGGTACACTTACCGCCGTGAAATACGGGGAGCGTCCACTTATCAGCCGGGAAATGGTAGCGGATGCCAAGTTCGACGTAATCGCCAACGAGATCCGGAAGGCCGGGTATAAGATCGAGAACGCCCTGAACCGCGAGGCATTATCCGTGGTCCTTGAGTCATCCGGCACAGCAGCAGACTGTAACAACGCCGGGACAGCAGCCGCATGGCTCGCGGGGACCGCAACGGCAGTAGGTGGTCTTATCGGGAAGGGGTTCACGCCTACCGATATCATATGGTATCCAACCGGATACGGTGCGATCCTTTCGGCATTCACCGCACTATCAACGGGGACCGGGGACCAGGCAACCGCAACGGGGTTAGTGCCGTCGCTCTTCGGATGCCGCAACCACATATGCGGTATCGCAGACAGTTCATCCACATATACCTGGGGATACGGTACAAACGATTATATCGGTGGACTCGTTATCGACAGGAACGCAGCGGGTGCAATCGGGATGAGGGAAGATATTGCAGTAGAGCAGTATTCAGACCCGGTCCGCGACCTGGTGGGCATGAAGGTTACTGCACGGTTTGACGCGATATCGTTGGTTGCCAACGCCACATACAGGGTTCAGTACTAAGGCCATAGGGGGGCAACCTCTATGGTTCTTTTTAGTGGTAATACAGGCAAATACCTGACGAAAGAGTGGGAGAACGAGCGGACGCTCATCTGCCGGGACTCAACGGGATACACCGCTGCCGAACTTGCGTACTACGAGATATCCCCGACTGGTGGAGAGATCGGGCAGGGGGATATGATGGAATCTAATTCTGTTATTTATTCCAGCCCTATTGACCAGCTATCAGCATCACGGACCGTGAATATCAGGGAACTCACAGAGAAGGGGATGCAGAGGTGAACGCATGGCACTAGCCTACATCACGACAACAGACATAAAGAACCTTACCGGGTCTGAACTATCTTCAACCATTTTAACAGCAATCGGGGAGGAGGCAGAACGACAGGCTACGTCATACCTTAACAGTAGGGGTATAACATCCATATCCGGGGATATTGTTAAGTCTGCATGTCTTCAGTTCTCACACGCCGGGGTTATCCTTCGGTTTATCACGGAGGGGACCAGGACAAAGAGCGATGGTAATTCAGGTACAACCTACCAGGACTTGCCAGATAGCGGGACTCTACAGGCGATCTATGCGGAACTCATGAAAAACGGGTATAACCTGTTAGAAGAGTATGCCAAGACCCAGATCCCAACGGGCTCGCAATCGGCAATTTTCTTCAAGGTGAACCGATGACACACCCGGACTGCGATGGTAAAACAACCCGCGAAATACTGCTGTATCTCCTGCATAAACAGGAGGAATTATCGGAACAACTCAAGTGCAGACCGTGTATTCTCCTGGGGCATATACACGAACCGGAGGCACCATCATAATGAAAGACTTCGGAGAGATGTGCGACCATGATATCCTTGTGGTTATCGCAACAAAGCAGATGTCATTACAGGACACCCTTAATGATTTCATCGACCGCCAGGGGTTTTTCAATGCCCAGATGGACGAAAGGGTGCGCGACCTGGAAGTGAACGGGTCAAAGATAACACAGGAACACTGCAAAGAACTTGACGATCTGAATAAACGTGTAGGAAACCTTGAAGAGTTCACCGTAGCACATGAGGCCACCGTAAGGGAAACCACACGGATCGCAGCCATCGTGGCGGGTATAATTGCAGCAGTGGGTGTAGTCTTCACTGTATTCTATACTATGTGGCGGGGGCCCGCATGAGCATGTGCAGCGAGATCCAGAGTTATCTCATCAGTAATACCATCGGGACATCATCTAACATCTTTGTTTCACCCTCGCAGATACCGGATTCCCCGGAAGATATCATCTGCCTGTTTGAGTATGGGTGGAACCCAACGGATCTTACCATGGATCGGAAAGGCGATATCAGGCCACAGTTGCGGGTACTCGTGCGGTATGACAAACTCGGCTATGCGGACGGGATAACGAAATGTGAGGATATCCACGACCTGTTACACGGTATAAGTAACACCACCATCGGATCAACCAATTACAAGTTGATACGGGCATTAGGGGTCCCTGAATACCAGGGACTGGATGCGAAGGGCCGGCACTTATGGAATGTATCTTTCGGGGTGATAAAAGACCCATGACA